AGGGCGGGCGCAGTTAAGACCGGCGAGGTCGAATTGGGCCCAGTCGCCCCGGTCCTCAAGCGGAGCAAGGCCGCAGGCGTGCTCCGCAACATCAAGGTCGCCGCCTGATGGCCACGATCAAGGCACCAAATCAGGAGTACAGCGGCCAGATCGGTGACGTGGCGTTCAAGGACGGTGTCGCGGAGACCGAGAACAAGGCGGTCATCGCGTACTGCCGGACCGCGGGGTACGAGGTGGATGGCCGGGTGGACAACCCCGCGGCCCGCCCGCAGCTCCCTGAGAACAGCAGCGTCACGGAGAGACTTCTTGGTACGCCGCTGCGAGACGCGGCGGTGGATCCGCGCCGGGGCGACTTTCTGCCGCCGGTAAACGCGGGGCGGGCCGACCCGCACGGGCCGTTGGTGGTCTCGCCGGAGATCCACGCCGCCGGTGCGACACCGCTCGTACCGGGCGAGGTGTCGGGCGATCCGCTGGCCCAGCAGGCCAAGGAGTCGGCGGCCACCGAGCGTGCCCTGGTGGACCAGGAGCCGGCTGGTCCGGAGCAGCCGGCGGGGAACGCGTCGACGGACGCCTGGCGCGCGTACGCCCGGCAGGTCGAGGACGACGCCGAGGCGCTGGCCGCGATCGACGGCATGCAGCGCGACGAGCTGCGCGAGAAGTACGGCAACTGACAGCTCAGGTACTGCGCTGGGGGGGCGGCGGCCTGCCGTCCCCCAGCAAATCCACCACACCGGCAAGTAACTCTCGCTTCGCGTTTCCTCGAGGAGGCCGTTCATGGCGCGTCTGATCGGCCCCGACGAGGCGTCCCGGACCGTCTTCCTGACCACCGGGTCCAACAAGGGCAAGGCCGCAGCGCAGGGCATGTCCGTGCCGCTGTATGCCGATGTGGCCTTGACGCAGGCCGCGGACGTGCGCTCGACCACCGATCAGGTCATCGCGGGCACCCCGCCGACGCTGACGGTGGACGCGTACTCGCAGATCCCGCTGTTCAAGTACCCCGACGGCGTCGATGTCGTCTACACCAGCATCAACGGCGGCCCTCCGATCGCGTTGTACGCGCGGACCGATGAGCGCCTCGACGGCCTCGGCGACCGGCTGTCTGCGATCGAGGCCGGCGGCGCCGGTGACCAGCTGCTGGTGCACAGGTCGGGCGCCGAGACGATCGCCGGGGTTAAGACGTTCTCGGACAGCCCGATCGTGCCGACGCCCACCACGGCTACGCAGACGGCCAACAAGGCGTACGCGGATGGGCTGGTCGACGACCTGTCCGGCGTCACCAACGCCTCGGCGGCCCGGGCAAGCCTGGGGCTCGGCAACTCGGCCACCAAGAACGTCGGAACAACAGCGGCGGACGTGGCAGCTGGGGATGCGGCTCTCCGCAAGGTGCGCGTCTCGGATCTCCCCTCGCCCTTTGTGCTCAATCACAAGGGCGGCGCGAATGTCGCCCCCGAGGACACGATGGACGCCTACCGCGCGTCAGTCGCTTATGGCCAAAGGACGATTGACGTCGACGCGGTGATTCTCGCTGATGGAGCGGTCGGGGTGATGCATGATTCGACGATCGACCGCACGACTACCGGCACCGGGGCGGTCGCGGATCAGACTTCGCTGTCGTGGAAGAATCTGGTTGTCGATTCTCCATCCTGGTTTGGTGGCAACTCGTTCGGAAACACTAAACCGCCGCTTCTCACCGAAGTTTTTGCAGAGTTCGGCGGTAAGGTCGTCATCGCCATTGAGCCTAAGACGCAAGGCGCGTGTGCTGTCGCGGTTGCGGACCTAGTCAACAGGTTCGGCCTGAAAGATTCCGTGATTTTGTTTACCGCTTTCTGGGCTGACATTCCTACCCTCGTAGCGACGGGGGCGCACGTCCGGTTCATCATGACCACCGGGACCGAGAAGACTCCTGCTGAGATCGCCGCAGCCGGGGTCGCCGGTGTGGACTGCGATTACACGGCTGCTGCGATGACGAGCACCTTGATCGGGCAGATGCACGCCGCAGGGCTGACCGTCTACGGCTACACCATGAATCGGCAATCCGAGGTAGCTGCGTGGATGGCCAAGGGTGGCGACGGCTGGATTTCCGATGACCCGTACTACTCGGCGGGCTTCTACAACAACTACGCCTACCGTCTGTCCAAGATGCCTCTGACCTCACAGACGTACTACCACGGGCATATCACTGGCTCAGCCAACGTCCGAGGTGTCTACACCGCCCCGGACGGTTGGGGCGTGAGCGATACCTTGAACCTCGGCGCGCGCACGATCCTTATCGGGGCCATCTCCCCGATCAAGGGAAATCCTGCCGCCGATACCTTCACCATCGACTTCACCATCAAATTTGAATCAGCGGTCGACACTAACCGCTGGACGGGCCTGTACGTGTGCTTCGGCAGCGATCAGGCTTTCAGTGACAGCGCGTCTGCGGCGGGCCGCAATGGTTATCGGTGCCTCATCAGCGGGGCCGGAAACGTCCAGATCGCTAAATACACGGACGGCGTCTCGGTCGGCAACGTCGCATCGGCGACATCGACTGCGCTGTCCTATCCGGCCACTGTCACCGGCAAGATCGTCGTTACTCCGACGCAGATCAGCCTCCAACGCACCGACGTGGCGGCCACAGCTACCGCCACCGATTCCACCTACCGCGGCGGGTACGTCTGGGCAGGATTCAGTGGTGTGACCAGCAGGTTTACCCGCCTCGAAGTCACTGCCTGACCGCCCGGCGGCTCACCGTCCTCAGAGCTACCCCCTCGTACCGCGAACTACCTGTGCGTACTACGAAGCCGCTGACCTGGAGGTGAACGATGCCCGTACCCGCCGGCGGCGACACCGGACTGCCGACCACGCCACCAGCAGGCGCGTACGCCTCACAGGCTGACCTGGACGCCGTGGTGAGTCCGGTGCCGGGCAACGCCGACCAACTCCTCGTGAGGGCGTCACGGGACGTCGACCGGGCGCTCCTAACCGCGGTGTACGACCGAACGGACCCAGCGGTCATCGCTGCGCTCCGGGACGCCGTGCTCGAGCAGGTGGCGGGCAACCTGGCCAGCGGCGACCGGGGCGGCCTCGGTGCCGCATCGGCGCCGAGCTCGTTCACGATCGGCCGGCTCGCGGTCCAGGGCGCCACGCCCGCCGCGGTGCCGCGCACGGGCGGCCTGGTTGACCAGGCGTGGGCGGTCCTGCAGGCGGCCGGGCTCACCGGCCACGGGCCCGGGGCGGTGTGGTGACCTGGGAGGAGTTTGTTGCCCAGTGCATCCCCACCCCGCACACGGTGAACGTTGAGGCGTGGGTAGGTGCTGGTGCATTCGGCGACATCCTCGACCCGGCGGCCCCGTACGGGCCGTGCGTCGTCGAGGACACTGTCCGCGCCGTCACCGTCCAGACCGCCGACGCCGAAGGCGACGAACGGCTCTCGTCCACCACCGTGTACGGACCGCTCAGCGACACGGTGACGCCCGGATCCCGGATCACTCTCCCCTGGGGCAGGACGGCCAAGGTCCTGGCCGTGGCGCGCGTTGAGGCCCACGGTCACCCGCTGCCGGAACACCTCGAGCTGTCCTTGGAGTGAGGAGCCGGTCGTGGCCGACGGTTTCGAGATCGACTGGAACGGCGACGAGATCGCCGCGGCCATGAGTGCGGCCTCCATGGACGGTCTGGAGCTGGCAGCCGAGCACCTGCTCCAGGTCTCCAGCCAGCTGGCCCCGCTCGAAGAGGGCGACCTTGCCCGTTCAGGCGCGGTCTCCACCGACCCGACGCGGCACACCGCGGCCGTCTCGTACGACCGGCCGTACGCCATCCGCCAGCACGAAGAGATGACCTGGCGGCACGACGCCGGCAAGCAGGCCAAGTACCTGGAGGAGCCCATGGTGACCGAGCAGGACACCATGCTGGCTTTGCTGGCCGGCCCGCTCATCGACACCCTGGGCGGTTGACATGGGCTGGACCACCAACCTCCTCACCGGGCTGGCCGTGCACCTGGCCGACCACGGCGTAGGCGTCTGGCGGCCGGACGGCAGCGCCTACCAACCGGCCGAGACCGCGATCGTCCTCAGGAGTATTCCCTCGCAGCCGGACCGGCTCATCACCATCACGGCGTACCCGGTCGCCGCCCTGGCCGGCCTGTCGAACGTCACCCAGGGCATCCAGTTCCGGCTCCGCGCCAGCCGCGACCCCCGGGACGTGTCCGACCTGGGCGACGAGATCTTCGACCT